TGCCGCCATAGCGTCACACTCTCCCTCTACGATTGTAATGAACTTACCGCCTGATTTGAAAAGCTGTTCTCCGAACAACCCTGTTTCTTTGGAGTCACCTTGCCACGCAAACTGTTTGTTAGCTTTGCGAATCTTTGTGGCAACTTGTTCTCCGTTGTTGTAGAAAGGATATAGGTGGCTAGTAACTTGCCCGCCAACTGTGGTAGTAGATTTAACGCCATACTTTTTGGCTGTCTCTATACTAATATCACGGTCAGTTAGGGCATTGAAACTAGCACCGTCCTGTCTTGGTTGATAACTTTCAAAGTCCGTTACGTTATCTTGTTGCACTTCCGATGTGCTGTAGTCTTTAAAATAAGTATTGCAACTGAAGCAATACGCAGACCCATCAGCATTCTGGCTTACTGGGTCACTTCCCCCACAACTGTGGCAGGGGAGATTGTATTTGACAAAAGCCATGTTGATACCTCATGATTAATCTTCGGTTTCAACTTCCGTGTCCTCATCTATGATAGCTTCATCCGTAAGCTTATCTTCAAACAGCCCTTGTATGTACGTAGCTCCTGCTTGTACTAACTGAATCTTGTCGTTGTACTGTCTGACGTTTACCATTGCTTGACCTAGAAGCGCAAACAAACCTTGCGCCTCTTCGTCTAGCTTTGAAACCTCATAAGAAACATCGCCTTTCTTATATGTATCCATTATAACTCATCTCCCATTTCATCTTCAATGTCGAACTCGCCACCATCAACGTCTCCGACTGTTACTAAATCTAGAACCTGCATAGCTTGGAAGTCAAGACCTTTGAAAGTCTTACCTTTCCAAACAGATTCCCATTCTTTGTACTGCACCTTTACCTTAGAGCCATTACCTACACGCTCATCTAGTGGATTCTTTGCAGAGTCTACTAGCTTAGGTGGTTGACGTACCATGCCGTTAGGGCCATTAACTTTACGCTTGATTACTAGCGCTTGTCCCTCGTCCATTTCTTTTACAGTGAAGCCTTTAGTTTTGAAAGACTCTGCTGTGTCATCATCGACTACTAGGTTTACTGTGTAAACTGGTTCATAAGTTGTGTTCGGTGTTGTTACACTTGCCCAGTAGGCTGTTCCTGATACTATTGCCATATTACTATTTCCTTTTGTTGGTTGAAAATTAAGGTGTGATTATACCACAAGTTTACTTCTTTGTTAAGTTTTTTTTCAAAATATTTTCGTATGGGTTTGTTATTTCTAACGCACTCCCCACTACAACTACAGTTAATACTAGCCACAGTGGGGCGCTTAGTGCCAACAGACTCAATGTAATTACGACTGTTGTCATTTGATTAAATCACTCCACGTTTTTAGTTTGTTTCGTTTGTTCTCTACAGCTTGTAACATATCAGATTCTTCCATAAGATTATGTTCGACTAGCAGGGTAGCCATGCACATAACATCACCTGCTTCCTGTATTAAGTTATCTCTATGTTGTATCTCGTCTCCGAACCGCAACAGCTTACTACAAGCCATTGCAAGTTCGGCACATTCTTCCATAGTTATAACGAGTAGCTCTCGCTCAAGTTCGGTCATTTGTTCTGATAACATTATGCCGCCCGAGCAAATGCCTTACGCACCATGTCCTGTCGGTTGGCTAACACAGAAGCTATATTAGATTGTGAAGCTTTTGTATAGCCTTGAGAATGTGTAGACCAGTCGGTGAAAGCATTATACAAAGCCCAACGATTTGCACCTAATCTTGCTTTATACATCTGGTACTTAGTCCAAATGTAGTGAGCATTCTTAGCTTTGTTTTTATTATTAGCCATGACATAATCAGGCGTTGAATCTACCAGTTCGTTGATAAGGTGTTCTGAACTTACACCCTTACATATTTCTATAAAGGCTTCGTTAGGACTGACATACTGATTCTGGAACTGTTGCCACAGGTCTCGTTGATTCTCAAATACATCTAAAGCCTTGACAATTATATTAGCACCATGCTCAATGTTCAAACCCTTGGTGTGCTTAGCTTTATATACAGCTACTTCACCACCAATAAACACCTGTAGATTTGTACAAGCAGACTGTATAGCTGCCGCACTAATCATAAACGGGAATGTACCATCAATAGAACTCGTAGCAAGTAGGCTGAGAGATGCTGTATCTCCGTCTGGCGTTGTATAATTATGAGCCGGTAGAGTATATTGAACAAAACATCTAGCCCCATCATGCGAAGTTCTGATGCGTTCTTCGATGTCTGTGGTGTTTAAATCTGAGCGTTCGATGATAGCTCTGGTAGTATCTATCATGTGACTCGGTGCTACAGCCTGATAGCCATGACCATGAACACCTAGCTCTTGCCCTGTATCGGTGCGATAGATTACAGACTTAGAGCTTTGTATTTCCGGCAACCATTCTTCAGCCGGTAAATAACTCAAAGGTTGTGTTGATATTTCAAAATCTGCTGACCCATATCCCTTATCTCTAAGGGACTGGGTAGCACCATAGTTTCCAAACATAGGTGTGACGTTAGACATTACTGTACTCCTTCAATGCCGTTGATGTCTTTGATGTTGTTAAAGCTGATAGCTCTTGAGCCTTTGTGCTGTAAATAAAAAGCCCATTTGTAACAGTGTAGAATGTTGAAGCACTCGCCTTTGCTAACTTCAAAGCGGTTCTTAGAACTTCTACGTCTAACAATAAAAGACTTGCCAAATAGTTTGCCGTTTTTCTTACCGCTAAAAACGAGTGAATGTACTGCTGATGCTACAAAGTTAAATAAAGTTTCCATAGTTTTTTTACCTTTAGTTTAAAAAAATGCTTAACAAGTGCCTCGACTTGTGGTATACTAACTTAATATCTTATAAGTTAATAAGTTCATACTGAACTTCTTATTAACTTATAAGATTATTAAGTTAATTTTATATATTATAATATACATTCTAATATGTATTTACTGTTCATGTAATCCTCTCATCTCTTCTTTAAGTCTATCGCCCTTGAGCTGTGTGATAATATAAGCACCACCATAGGCTTCACCTAGTTTCTTAGCATCTTCTATATCTGTAGTATAGCTCGGCTTAGAACTAGATGTATTTAGTTTATCAACTCTCCACATCGTCTCTGGAAAATAGCTTCTCATAAAATTCTACCTCGGCTAAAAAGCCATTAAGTGTATTGGTCGGTACATGATTCAGCAACTCATAAATCGGTGCATATTCTTTGTCTCTAAAGTCTTTTATTAACTGTTCAAAGACCTTTTCAATTAGAGCTTCTTTGGAATCGGAAGTCATCTCCATTCTCCTTAGTTTCGTCAATAAATTTTTCGTAGGCTCTGCGGTGTATCTGCTTATACTTACCGCCACCATGCTTGATAACATCTTGGATATAGTGATATAGCTTCAAGCCTTCCATAGCTCTAGTCAAGTCTGGTTCTAGCATGAACAGCCACAAATGTTTTTCACAAGTTTTTTCAAACTCTTCTAGGGTTGGAAGCTCCATAGCTTTACTCCACAGTTAGTTTAGATTTAGTTAGAATCTCTCGAACCTGAGACTTTATTACACCTTGATTTAGCTGTACAGTATCGTCTTCAAGTTTACTGATTCTTGTTTCAAAGTCTCCAATGTTATACTCATTCTCATCGGATAGAGTTTTCACATCGTCTAGGGTATATTCTAGTTCTCTAAGCCAACCTCGAACAGATTCTAACTCTTTGGTTATCGTCTTTTTCTTGTTGGACAAAGCTACTTCAAGGACTTCTTGTATTTTAAAGTTTATATATTCGTCTAACATATCTTGTAGGTTCATTGTTTCACCTCTTGTAAGTCTTCAAATTCAATTCCATCAGCTAAATAACTACAGTCATACCAGTCAGCTTCATAAAGTTTAATGTTACCGTTTTCATCTAGTTCTTCGTTACCGTCTTCGTCTTGTCGATAGAACTGGATGTTCCATACTGCTATACTATATTCTTTACTCATAGTTTTATACCTCATGCCATACATGGGTTTCGCTATTTTCATAACCACCGATAATGTTATTCATGTTCTGTAATTCTTCAATTACATCTTGCTTGCTGAAGCCTCTGTTGATAGCATTATCGCCATAGACTTCTTCGAATACTGCTTCAATAAATTCTTTATCAGTCATGTTTTATCTCCTCGATTTCAACATCTTCATAGCCCTGACCAATGTATTCATCAGCTATATCGTAGGCTACGTCTAAAGCTACTGGATAGGGGTTAGCTTCAACACCGCCAACCCAAACTGTATAGACTTCATTCATCTTCTACAACCTCATCTACGTCTACTATTCTAGAGTCATATACATCTACAACTTCTTGAGTGCTTTCGTCAAAGTCTCCTTCAAACATCTTTCTTTCAGCATCAGCTATGCTTTCAGCCTCTACAATATAACTACTTTCCATTTCTTCAATCACATAAACTTTAAATTTAGTCTTCATCGCTATCTTCCTCGCTTGTATAAAATATAATTCCAATGCTTTCAGTAGAATCTATACATACATGATTCTCTACTGGACAAGTATCTAACCACTCTAAAAATTCAGCTCTACTCATAACTATTCTCCAATCAGGTAAGTATAGTGGACTTCCGATACATGGTTAGCATCTTGCCAACGCTTAGATTTTGTGGCTAGATTTTCACACCATGAGTTCCATAGATTCTCGCAGCCATATAGATGACATAAATCTATATAAGTTTTTGTCTTGTCTTCATTGGCTTGCTTAGCCTTTTCAGTCTTAGGTTTCGGGTTGAGCTTCAAAGTCTTAGGGTCTAGGTCATACATTCTAATGTTATGTATATCCATACAACCAACCATTCCTGCTATTAGCTGACAGCAGAACCCTGCTTTGGGTAGACCTAAGCCGTCAACTCTAAGGAATATCTTCATCAATGACATTGCTCTGTCATCATAGTTCTTATTACTTACTAGCACTGCCTTGACTTGAGCAAACATTTTGTGCTTGTTAGCCATTAGATAGTGATAAGTCTTTAGCTTGTTACCCCATAGAAATCTGGAGTCTGCTTTGTTAAGTCTAACGTCAGCCATCTGAGTGCCGACACCTAGCCAGTTTTGTTGGATAGATAATACTACCATCAAAACTGTATCAGCCATGTTGTTAGCATTACGCTGAGAGTATTCTTGAACCGCTTTACAGTGAGTTTTGAACATCGCCATCTCCTTTTGTGAAGAATAAATAATTAGTAAGTTCGTAAGAAACTTACTTACTAATTATTTATCTTCATTTTAATTTAATTACTTACTAGCTTTGTAGTTAAAACTTTCTACTGCTTGTTCAAAAGTTAGGTCGTAGTGACCCCAGAATACAGAGCAACCATCAAGAAAGCTAACGTCATGTACAATATAAACTCTATCTTCTTCAAGAGCCTCTCTAGGGTTGTTGAGCATTGATATAACTACCTGAGTTTCGTCACAATATCTAACTACCTTAGCATCTAAAGCTCTATCCATGTGGTTTGAAATTTGCATAAGTCTATTCATTAGTTTATCTCCATACTTAAATCTACTTGATAATCTGAATCTATAGTATCTTTTTCTGAGAGTTCATCATCGTGCAACATATCCCAAACTATATCTTCAGCTTCCATATTACTATCAGCTTCAATTTCTACAAAGCCATGATGGGCTATTGAATAATATACTTTATATTTTTTCATAGTTCTACTCCAAGATTATTACATCATCAGCATTCCAAACTTTACAAAGCTGTTCGCTTTCTTCGCCATAAGAATATAACTTTAGAGGCTTACCACTAAAGTATATTTCTTCGGCTGTTTCAGCATCGGGTGCTTCAACCTCATAAATTCTATATGAGATTTCTTCGGCTCTTACATAAAATTTACCCATAACTCTACTCCTCAAATCTATATTCACACATTAAATCTACATCTTCATAGCCAAGACGAATCCAATCGTCATAGACATCTTTAGCCTCTTGTAGATTATAAATCTCACCACTCATTTGCATTCTATCAACCCAAACAGTATATACTTCTATTTCACGATGCGTAAATAATTCCATAGTTCTATACTCCTTCTACCCATTTACACTCAAAGACTGAAGGATATAACTCTCTACTCCAGTCACCATCAGTAACCCAGACTTTACCCTGACTACTAGGTTTATGTGGTGGATTGCCACCAGTAATAGTATAAGTCTCACCTCTAAAACAGGTTAAAACCTGACCAACTTGTACTGCTTCGCCATTCTTCATCAAAGTATATCCATTTTTGCTTATATGATATTTACTCATAACTCTATACTCCTAAAAGTGAATCAATATATCTATACGAAAATACAATTACAAATCCATAAATGAAGCCTTGAATAAAACTATACATCATAGTTCTATCTCCTCTATGTTATCTACATCTAGTGGTTGGTTGTGGCTAACAGTAATATACTTATAGCCGTCTATCGTCAAAGAATCTACAAGCTCTATAGCTTCTTTCTGAGTCTCACAAACTACCGCATTATCATCAAACATAACAAAAAACATAGAATTATACCATAGTTAAAATAGAAATTAAAGGGCAATCCGTTGCCCAAGATAGATTTATTTAGCAGATAGAATCTCAAGGATTTTATCCATCTTAGATTCAAGAGAATCTATTCGCTGAGTGTTAGTCATTTTCGCCTTTCCCTTCGGGATAGCTTTCTTCTGAGTCTTAGAAGTCTTTACAGGCTTCTTAGCTACCACTTTCTTCTTAGCCTTTGGCTTAGAAACCATGTGAAGAAATTGTGGTGGAACACAATCCCATTCAAAAAACTCAGTGGCTTCGCCATGAGTCATATAGCTATCTTGGTCTCTGTAAGTCTTATTCAGGATAGCATTGAACACTTTGGTCAATCCATATCTTTCTGATGGATTCTTAGCATGAATGTTAGCAAAGTGGCAAGCTACGGCATAGACTTGACGATTACTAGCAATTTGGTTTGAGTCGATTTTGCTGAAAGTTGAAGTTGCCATATTATTTCTCCAAATATAAAAGTTAAAAAGTTCGTTAAGAACTTCTTTTTAACTTTTCTATTTGGAGAAATTTTTTAGTATTTTAATACGTTTTAAAGTATTAAAATACTAAGTTGGGCTTTAAAATCTTCAAAGAAGATTTCCGTGTGCACGATAGAATTAGAAGACTTTTAAAGTCTTTGGCGGGGAAATTAGTCGAAGACTAAAAAGTTTGTAAGTCGTTGAAGACTGGGGAGTTTTTTGAATAAGCCTAAAGGCTTTGAAGTGTTTGAAAGACTTTCTAGTTTTGTAAACTAGAAAAATCTTGGAAGACTTAGAAGTCTTCAACACACGCACCATAGATTCTAAAGAATCTTGGGAGATTTTGAAGAACTTGCTAGTCTTTTAAGAAGCTCTATGGAGCTTTTAAAAGGACTAGCAGATTTAATTAGACTTAAAAGTCTAATTAGTTTGACCACCACTTTAAAGCTATAGAGCTTTAAAGGGGTGGGCAAGTCGCCATGGGGGGTACTAGGGATATATATACAATCTTATACATTTTGGAGGGGAATTGGATGTAAACCAGATAGTGCCGCAGCTTTAAAGTGCTTTAAAGGGACTAGAAGCGGGGTACATAGATAAATATGTATGTACCTGCTCTATAATCTATATATATAACCCGGGGGGCTATAAGTATATTATACCCGTAGATACGCCACTTGTCAAGTTTTTTTTACTTATATGCAAAAAAGTTATAAAAAACTTGACAAACCTCCAAATTACGGGTATAATATAACTATATAGTATATATAATACTCGCACAGATTCATGCGTGAAAAAGAATCGTATACACCCACACAGGAGTAATACGATGACTAAAGAATTAGTATGCATCTACAGAGGCGTAAAATACATCAAAGTAGTAAAGGTATAAAGGAATGTCAAAGAAACAACTCACCACAAAGCAGGAAGCTTTTCTAGACCACTTAGTTACATGTGGTGGAGATGTTAAAGAAGCAGCATCACTTGCCGGTTACGCAGACAACGCCTACCCGATGGTGGTAAAAAGCCTCAAGACAGAAATCCTTGACATAGCTACAAATATAATGGCTCAGAGCGCCCCCAAAGCAGCTTCTAAGCTCGTTCAGATAATGGACAGCAATGAGCCTATCCCACAAGCTAACATGCGTATACAAGCAGCACAGCAAATCCTAGACCGAGTAGGCTTAGGAAAAACTGACAGACTAGATGTTAATGTTAATACGGGAGGTGGTCTATTTGTAATACCGGCTAAAAAGGAAGTAGTAATAGAAGGAGATTACATTGAGGAGAACGAGTAGCACTATACCATTTGGTTATAAACTCAGCGAGTCTAATAACGAAATGTTAGAACCAATAGAATCCGAACTAGAAATGCTAAACAAAGTATTGCCGCTTATAAAAAACAAAACTTTAAGCTTACGAGAAGGCAGTATGTGGTTAACCCACGAAACGGGTAGACCTATCTCACACATGGGGCTAAAGAAAATTGCAGAAAGAAAATGATTGGGACGTTAACCCAGAAAACTACGCAAAAGATTCTGACGGCAACTTCATACTTAAACTAGACGGAACTCCCCGCAAGAAAAGTGGGAGAGCTAAAGGTTCTAAGTCGAGAGGATATAACTTCCACTCAAAAACAAAAGCTAAGATGGCTGCAAACAAAGAAGTAAAAAGAAAAGAAAAAAAACTAAAAGCAGCCCAGAACAAAATTGATAACTACAAGAAGTCTATAAAAGCAACTAAAAAGACTCTCAAGCAGCTCGAAAATGAGAACAGTGCAAAGCTAGTCGAAGAAACCGAGCTAGATGACATTCCTAACTCTCTAAAGCAAGAGGCTACAGAGGATGTTATTTTCAAAGCTAACGAAGGCCCGCAAGAGGACTTCCTCGCTTCAGGCGAGACTGATGTACTATATGGTGGTGCAGCAGGGGGTGGTAAGTCATACGCTATGCTTATTGACCCCCTACGTTTCGCACACCGAGCAGCACATAGAGGTCTAATCATTAGACGTTCTATGCCAGAACTAAGAGAACTAATCGACAAGAGTCGAGAGTTGTACCCCAAAGCATTTCCGGGGGCTAAGTACAAAGAAGTAGAAAAGCTCTGGATATTCCCAAGCGGAGCTAAAATAGAATTTGGATTCTTGGAGCGTGACGCAGATGTTTACCGCTACCAAGGACAAGCATATAGTTGGATAGGGTTTGATGAGATTACACATCTACCCACTGAGTTTAGTTGGAACTACCTCGCCTCACGGCTACGTACCACAGACCCAGAGATAGAAACTTATATGCGTTGTACAGCAAACCCCGGTGGTGCAGGAGCACACTGGGTAAAGAAGCGGTACATAGACCCGTCCCCGCCCAACGAAAGCTTTAGAGGCCATGACGGGCTAACAAGAAAGTTTATACCGGCTAGACTAGACGACAACCCCTATCTAGCAGCAGACGGAAGATACGAGCAAATGCTCGCAGCGTTGCCGCCAACACAACGTCAGCAACTACTGGAAGGTAACTGGGATGTTGCAGAAGGCGCAGCATTTACAGAGTTTAGTACCGCTGACCATGTGATACCTCCGTTTGAGATACCTGTACACTGGGAGCGTAGTAAAGGTATTGACTATGGTTATGCATCAGAGAGTGCGTGTGTATGGGGAGCAGTAGACCCCAGTGATGGTACACTGATTATTTATCGTGAACTATACCGCAAAGGCTTACTCGGCACTGACCTAGCTAATATGATTACAGAGATGGAATACGAAGACCCCTTTTCCGTCCAAGGAGTGCTCGATACAGCCTGTTGGAGTCGTACTGGTACTACAGGTCCAACTGTCGGAGAAACGCTTCAGAGAGCCGGACATAAGCTCAGAAGAGCTGATAAAAATAGAATACAGGGTAAAATACAGATTCACGAATACTTGAAGCTTCAACAAAGCGGTAGGCCCAAAATACAAATATTTAATACATGCCCCAACCTGATACGTGAGCTTCAAAGTATTCCTTTAGATAGGGCTAAGCCTGAAGATGTAGATACAAATGCATCAGACCACGCATACGATGCACTGCGTTATCTCATTATGGCTAGACCACGTATTAACGACACAATAAGTCAACTCAGACAGTTTAGAAGAGAATCATCATTTACTCCGTCTGACTCAACCTTTGGATACTAATATGTACGGAAAGAAAAAGAAAACTAAATACAACAACGGTGGTTTAGTTGCACGTAAAGAGTTTAAAGGTATTGGCTCTATCGAAGGTAATCTTGCCGGAGACCACAACTATACTAAAAGCTCAGTATCTGCTTCAGTAAGAAAAGGTGGAACTTCTGCAACTGCAAGCTATTCTAAAGATAGTCGAGGAAACTCAAATAACATCTTTAGCTTTGAAAAACAACTTCCTAATAAATCTTCAATAGGGGTTAAAATTAAAAAGAATCCAAAAGTAACTTACCACAAGCAACTAGGTGGTGGATTTAATTTAAAAGTTGAAGCCAACAAAAACTATCGTGGCATGTCAATTTCTAAGCCTCTATAAAGGAACACTAAATGAACGAAGAAAAAGAAATGTACGAAACAGCCGATGAGATTTACTTTAGCGATGAAGAAACTGCAGGCGGCCTTGAACTTGAATTAGAAGAAGATGTACGTAACCAATTCGTAAGTCTTGTAGAAGCTCGATACGCTTCTGCAGAACAAGCACGAGACTTTGACGAGAAAAGATGGTTAACCGCTTACCACAACTTCCGAGGAATCTACAACAAGAACGTAAGATTCCGTGAGTCTGAAAAGTCTAAAGTATTCGTAAAAGTAACTAAGACTAAAGTACTAGCAGCGTTTGGTCAGCTTGTAGACGTTATTTTTGGTACTGGTCAATTCCCAATTGGCGTTAGAGAAACACAGCTTCCAGAAGGTATTGCAAAATACACTCACATGGAAGCAGGACAAACAGGCATCGAAACTAGCGCACCTCCTTCTTACGAAGCTCCAGAAACTGAAGCCCCCGAAGAAGAAGTTAATCCATACGATGTAGGTTACGAAGGCGATGGTCAAGTATTAGGTGCAGGCTCTACGCTTACAGCCGTAAAGGATAATCTAGCCGAAGCTATTGAAGAAGCTAACCTAGAGTTCCAAGAAGGTCCTTCGCCAGTTCCAGAAAACTTAGAACTGTCTCCGGCTAAGAGTGCTGCAAGAAATATGCAGATTCTAATTCACGACCAAATCGAAGAATCAAACGGAACAAGCGAGCTTCGCAATGCTTTACTAGAGTCTGCGTTGTTTGGTACAGGAATTGTAAAAGGTCCATTTAACTACAATAAAACTTTAAGTCGTTGGACAACTAGCGAAGACGGTGAGCGTACATACAACCCGCTTGAAGTACGTGTTCCACGAATTGAGTTTGTAAGTATCTGGGACTTTTTCCCAGACCCTTCAGCTACAAGCATTGAAGACTGTGAGTATATTGTTCACCGACACAAAATGAACAAGTCTCAACTTAGAGCACTAGCTCGTATGCCTTTCTTCAATAAAGATGCAATACGTAATTGCTTACAAATGGGAGCAAATTACGTAGAAAAAGATTATGAGCATGAACTTAAAGACGACCAACGAACCGAGGATTATGGCTCTGACCAGTTTGAAGTTCTAGAATACTGGGGAATAATGGATGCTGAATATGCTAGAGAAGTTGGTATGGAAATTCCGGACGAAGTTGACGACTTGGATGAAGTGCAAGTCAATGCTTGGGTTAGTAATGGAAAGCTCCTTCGTGGGGTTGTTAATCCTTTTACTCCTTACAGACTTCCATACAACGCCTTTCCTTACGAACGTAATCCTTATTCTTTCTTTGGTATTGGCATTGCAGAAAATATGGACGACTCTCAGCAAATAATGAATGGTCATGCACGTATGGCTATTGATAACCTTGCGCTTGCAGGTTCACTAGTATTTGATGTTGATGAGTCAGCCCTTGTAGGCGGACAGTCGATGGACATATATCCCGGAAAAGTATTCAGGCGACAAGCCGGAATGCCCGGACAAGCTATTCATGGCGTTAAGTTCCCGAACACTGCACAAGAAAATATGATGATGTTTGACAAGTTCCGACAGCTTGCTGACGAACAAACAGGCATCCCAAGCTATTCGCACGGGCAAACAGGCGTACAGTCAATGACTCGTACTGCATCTGGTATGTCTATGCTGTTAGGTGCAGCATCACTAAACATTAAAACAGTCATTAAAAACATTGATGACTTTTTGTTGAAGCCTCTAGGCGAAGCATACTACCAATGGAACATGCAGTTCTTTGAAGGTGAGTTAGACATTCAGGGCGACTTAGAAATTCATGCAATGGGCACTAACAGCCTAATGCAAAAAGAAGTAAGAAGCCAACGTCTAACAATGTTCTTGCAAACAGCACAGAATCCTGCTATTGCACCATTTGTTAAAATCTCTAAGATTGTCAGTGAATTGGCTTACAGCCTTGACCTTGACCCCGATGAGATTCTTAACGACCCTGAAGAAGCTGCAATTATGGCACAAATTATAGGAGCACAAAATGTTGGACAAGGAGTTGGCGAGGCGACTGGGCCCACTGGTGAACAATCAGGAGCTATGGGAGGCGCTGAAGGAGCACCTCAACAACCTACGGAACTTGGAGCTACAGGGACTGGCGGTGGCAACATCGGAACTGGAAGTGTACCGCAAGCAGGGGAAAGTGAGTTCACTGGCTAACCTGATGAATTTAAAAGAGCAGGCACTAGAAGCTCGTAATCGAATTGAGGAATAATCATGCATTGTAATGGCGACAAAAAAAGAATGAAAAAAGCAGAAGGCTCAGAAGCTAAAAAAGAAATGTTAACTTCTGCGGAAATGATGGAAATTATCGAAAGAAATCACGATAAAAGTGCACGAGCTGTAATGCAACATATTCCTTTAGCTGATGGTCCTCCAGAAGGTCTAGTTGATTTTGGAATTATGATGATTGATAAATATAGAAAAGTTAAAGACCAGTTAGAAAGAAATAGAGAAAATGATTCTCGTCAGAAAAAAGCAGTAGGCTCAGTAGCTCAAAAAGCAGCAGAGGGTGCTGAATCTTTGCTCTCTGAAGCTCGTAAAGATGTGGTTGCTGCTCGTAAGCCTGACCTTCCTGCCCCTAAAGAGATAATGGAAATGGCTGAAGCTGTTGCAGACGTAAAAGGCAGTGCAGAAGAAATGCAAATGGATTCGGTACAAGAAACCATGAAAGATACCACAAAGCTTGTAAACTCTTTAAGTTTTGCTCAAGGCGGAAATAAAAAGATGGATAAGCAGTTTGTAATGGAGTCACTTCAAGAAGTAGCAGATACTCCAATTGTAACGTCTAAAGAAAGCATTGCTGAGTTTATTGCAGACTTACATCAAACACAATTAGATGAAGAATCTCGTCCGCTTCTATCACAAAAAGATTTTCAAAAGCTTACTAACTTTGCATCTAGCGAGCCAAGAGAAAAGCGAAGTGAAGGCGGAAGCATGTATGACGAAGACGTAGAAAAATACTTAAAGTTCCAAAAAGAATTTGAAGCAAGCATGGACAGAGCGAAAGACGACAAAGCTCGTGAGCGCATCCAAAACCGCTTCCAAGAAATCAAAGATTCTTTTGACCAAGAAGTAATTATCCGAGCCATGATGAAAGAAGACCAAGAATCTGAGCTTGAGGGTAAGTACATGGGTGGAATCTTATCTGAGCCTGTAGAAAATGCATTAGAAGGCAATGACAATGGCGAAGATGAAGCAGCCGTAAAGCTTGCTGAAGGCGGCATGCCCGTAGACACATACGACAATATTCGCCCAGAAGAGATGGCAGAGGTTGAAGCCTCTCAGCTTCCAGACGAAGAAATGGAAAAAGAGTATTCAGAATTTGTTCTAGATAAATCTTTGACCGAACAAGACCAAGATTACTTGCTGTCAGCCCTAGAGGGTGATGAGCGACTAAGCGGCATCTTTGATAAAGTTATGGATGTTGCAGGAGAATTTGCCGGTAGCGGGGCTGTTGAAGGGCCCGGAACTGGCACATCAGATTCGATACCCGCAAGGTTATCGGATGGTGAATTTGTTTTCACCAAAAAAGCAGTTGACCAAATAGGTACAGACAATCTCCAAGTTATGATGGATGATGCTGAACGTGCCTATGATGGTGGACTGATGAAAAAGTACACAGGCGGGAGTATTTTAACTCCTGAAGAAATGGAAGACCCCGACAAAGATGTACATAATCTAATGTTGATGGCTAACCAAATACCTAGTGTACGCAAGCGATAAGGCCACCTGTTTACAGCCCCTTATCATTTTAATTTTAACCTAGAGGCCACCTTGTAGTATCTAGCCCTATTCTGTAAAGCGCAACTGAATAGCTACCTAGAAAAGACGACAAGCCCCAAAAGGAGCAGTGATATGAGCGAAGTACAAGAAGAACCAGTAGCAAACCCTTACAACATGAACAAAGAATATGTTGAAGATGACAAACCCTTTGAAAGTGCTGAAGGAATTTTCTACGACAAGAAGCAGGCCACCTCTAAAGAAGCCCCTGCAGAAGAAAATACCGTTGATTATAAAAAGCGATATGATGACTTGAAAAAGCATTATGACTCTAAGATTAGCGAGTTTAAACAAAAAGAACAAGAACTTCAAGCCGAAGCTCGAATGGGACAGAAAGTTGAAGAGTCTGTACGCCACGAGGAAGAAGTAGAAGCACAACAAGAAGTTCAATCTTTTGAAGAAGAACAACCTAATGTTACGCAGGATAGTAGATTAGAAGCTCTTGAAGAACGTGAAGCTAGGATTGCACGTAAAGAAGCTGAGCTAACGCTTAGCACAAAGCACCCTGACTTTGCAGATATTCGTAAAAGCGATGAGTTCCATACGTGGGCTAAGTCGCAACCCGAATCAATTCAAGATTGGATATACAACAATCCTAATGACGTAGACTTAGCAGTTAAAGCTATCGACTTATATAAACTTGAAAACGGTATTTCTACGGTTGCACAGAGTACTGAGCAAAAATCACAAACTTCAGCCCAAGCTTCTGCTGCTGATATGGTATCTACAAAGACAACAAGTATAGATGCTAAACAGCCGAAGGTTTGGACACAACGGGAAATTGCTGCCCTGTCTATGGCTGAGTATGATAAACATGAAAAAGAAATCGACAAAGCCATTATGGAAGGCAGAGTAGTAGCTTAATTTTAACTAGTCTTTTTTTAATGAGGAAATAATCATGGCTCAATATTTTGAACCCGCCACAGATACCGATGCTAACTTTGGTAACTCAGTTGCCGGACAAAACAACTCTTACTTCTTACCTGCGATTTACAGCAAAAAGGTACTTAACTTTTTCCGTAAAGCGTCTGTTGCAGAAGCTATCACTAACACTGACTACGAAGGTGAAATCTCTGCCTTCGGTGATTCTGTACGAATCATCAAAGAGCCAGTAATTAGCGTAAGCTCTTACACTCGTGGCAGCAACACTACTGCTACTAAGTTAACTGACGAAGAAGTAAACCTAGTTGTTGATACCGCTAATGCCTTTAAGTTCATCGTAGACGACATCGAAACTTCAATGTCTCACGTAAACTTCAAAGAAGTAGCAGCTTCATCAGCGGCTTACGCTTTGCGTGATGCTTTCGATGCTGCTGTTATTGCTGCAGGTTTCGCAGGCGTATCTACTTCATCTCCAGACCACACTCTTGGCGCTGACAATGCTACTCACCTTGGTGCAGGCATCTATGACGGTGCAGGCGGTGTTGGCCTTGACGTTACTGACCCTCTCGATTTGCTTGCTCGTATGGCTAAGCTTCTTGATGAGCAGAATGTACCGGAAGAAGGCCGATGGATTGTAGCTCCTCCTAGCTTCTATGAGCAGCTATCTCAGTCTGGTTCTAAACTATTGTCTGTAGACTTCAATGCCGGTCAAGGTTCAATCCGCAACGGTCTTGTAACTTCAGGCAAACTACGTGGCTTCAGCATGTACAAGTCCAACAACATTGCAGCTCCAACCAATGCTGATGGTAAACTACTTGCAGGCCACATGTCTGCTATTTGTACTGCACAGACTATCACTAGCACTGAGGTCATCCGTGACCCAGATAGCTTCGGTGACATCTGTCGTGGTTTGCATGTATTCGGTGCTAAAGTCCTACGTGACGAAGCACTAGTTGCTGCATTCTACAACGTATAATCGTAGAAACTTAATAAGTGCGGGGGCCCTAAAAAGCCCCCAATCTTTAACAAATTAAAAGGCACTGTAACTTATGGCAACGAATTATTTAGACTTAACTAACGAACTTTTAAGAGAACTTAACGAAGTTACTCTTACAGATACGAATTTCTCAGAAGCCGTAGGTATTCAAGCGCACGTTAAAGATGCAATTAATAAAGCATACTTTGACATTATTAACCAAGAACCCCAGTGGCCTTTTTTGTCTGCGGGTGAAAGCGGCACAGAAGACCCTATGTACGGAAACGTATATATAGAAACAGTAGCCGGACAAAGATTTTACGAGCTAAAGCCTAGCAGTAATTCACTTACTACAGACTATGGCTCAGTGGATTGGGATAATTTTTACCTAACCACAGTAGGCGTTACAAACGCAACAGCCCCTTATACTGGAACTAACCTACGATATACTACCACCGAAGAGTGGAAAAAATTTCGTAGAGTTTCAGAAAACTTAGATGATGCAGACTCTCAAAAGTATGGAGAGCCTAATTTAGTTATTAGAAGTCCTGATGCAAGAAAGTTTGGACTTAGCCCAATACCTGATAAAGTATACCGAGTTTGGTTTTATGCATGGAACTTACCGACAAAACTATCTGCTTATACAGATTCAATAGTATTTCCCGAAATGTACACTACAGTATTATTAGCTCGTGCAAGATATTACATACATCAATTTAAAGATAATCCTCAAGCAGCTTCATTTGCTATGGATGACTACAAAAAAGGTCTACGCAGTATGCGCTCAAATCTTATCGAGCCTACTCCAGTTTATATATCTGACGATAGAATGAGATTTACATAATATGGCAGCTTCTCAACCTTTTGGTTTTTCTACTAAGGGTGGACTAAACACCAACCTTAGTCAGATAGAAATGTTACGTGAGCCGGGGATTGCAACAACTCTGGTAAATTTTGAGGTAGACCCTGACGGGGGCTATCGCAGAGTAAACGGGTTTGAGCCTTATGGTGGTGATTCGGCTACTCGCCCGAATACTTTTCAGCCTGTACTAGGAATTAAAACCTATGCAGATGGTGTAATCGTTTGTAGCGGAGATGATATTTTCTTTAGTAATGATGGCGTTACTTGGCTACAAATAAATCGTTCGGGTGTACAAAATGGCGGAGACACCTATGCAGAATTTACGGGTCGTTCAATTTTAAATAGGGCAAATCAAAAACAATCTTCAATAAGCATTTACGAAGGTAATAAATCTGAATACGGTGAAGTTTTAATCTGTGATGGACATAACAAACCTTTTTACTTTTACATGACAGGTACGGGAGCACTAAACACTAGAGATTTTTTTGCAGAAGAAGTTACTGTACATAGCACTGAAGCCCCGTCAGTAGGTACAATTCATAGTAGCTATTCTGTAGTTTCAGGAACTGCTGAAAATCCTAATACAATTTATATTAGTCATGAACACGACATAACCACTTATGCAATCGGTATAGAATTAGCTGATAAAGTAGTAGGTTTACGAAGCTTCCGTAATGACTGTATTATATTCTGTAGAAATAGTATTTATAAACTTATAAATATTGAAGATTCAAACAACACAGCTATAGTGCCAATCACTAAAAACGTAGGTTGTCTGGACGGACAAAGTATTCAAGAAATCGGTGGTGACTTGGTATTCCTTAGCCCTGACGGTATTCGTACTCTTGCGGGTACAGCACGTATTGGTGACGTTGAGTTAACATCTGTAAGTAGAAACATACAAAAGATTATTACTGATATTACAACCAATATTAACACTTACACAATTACAAGTGTAGTATTGCGAGCTAAATCTCAGTATAGATTATATTACAATGACCCCAATAAAGCAGCTTCAGAATCTAAAGGAATTATAGGAACTTTTACAGGTCAAGGATTTGAATGGTCTGAAACAAAAGGAATTGAAGCGATTGCCATAGATAGTGGATTCTTATATAACGATGTTGAGCAGATTATTCACGGAGATACAGACGGCTATATTTATAATCACGATGTTGGAAAGTCTTTTATTTATGCAGGAACTGAATCAAATGTCCCCGCAACATACGAAACACCATATTTAGATTTTGGAGACTTAGGAACTAGAAAAACTTTACATTATGTTAAAGTTTCTATAACACCAGCTGCTGAGCTAGGTGGTTTTGCTCAGCCTAAACTATCAGTTAAATTTGATTTTGATGATGAGACAATACAACAACCTTCTGATTATCTATTAAGAGAAGTACGTGCAGGTGCAATTTTTCAGGATTCGACTGCTGTAAATGTAACTTCTATTTTTGGTGAATCTGTTTTTGGAGCAGTAGCTAATCCTTTAGTAAGACAAAACATACAAGGCAGTTGTTATTCGAGCAATTACACAATTACTAGTAACGATAAACTAATCCCTTATACAATAAATGGAATATATGTAAATTATGTTCCAACAGGCAGGAGATAATTAGATGGCAGGTATAGGCTATATAAGACAAACTACAGGCATACAAACAGGCGAACGTATTGATGCTTCTTTATTTAACGATGAATACAATCGACTTCAAAATGCTTTTCAATATAATGATAGTGGACCTACCGGTCATACACACGATGGCAATACCGGACAAGGTGGTGCAATTGCAAAAATTGGCGACCAAAACTTTAAAAATAAAATAGAAATTAATGCAACCGATAATCGCATTGAATGCTATATTGAAGTTGGTGAGGGAAATTCTATAGAGCAGCTTCGTATTCAAGATGGGCTTATTGTACCTGTAACCGATAGCGATGTAGATTTAGGTACAAGCTCTGTAAGATTTAAAGATGCTTTCGTAGACAGCCTAAACGCATCAGGCGTAGTAACAGCCACAGGATTCACAATAGGTTCGGCAGTCATTACCGAAGCTGAACTAGAAATCCTAGACGGCAAGACTTTCTTAGACGAAGATAACATGGCATCTGATAGTGCCACAGGTATTCCTTCGCAGCAGTCTGTAAAGGCTTATGTAGATGCTCAAGTCACTGCACAAGACTTAGACATTACTGACGGCTCTTCAAACATTGCAATTGATTTAGATTCTGAAACTTTAAGTCTTTTGGGCGGCACTGGAGTTACTTCTACTGCATCTGGCAATACTGTAACAATTGCAATAGACACAACTGTAGCAACACTTACAGGCACTCAAACGCTTACTAACAAAACTCTAACGAATCCTGACATTAATGGCGGAAGTATTGACGGCACAACAATTGGTGCTTCTGTTGTTGCTGCGGGTAGTTTCTCGTCTTTATCGTCAACTCTGGGTGCAACATTTGGAAGCTCTAATTCCTCTATTCCTGCATTAACGCTTACTTCTACAGATAGTTCAGCCGTTCCTATGCCTCTTCTTAGGCTACAAAGAAATTCAGCTAGTCCTGCAGATGCGGACGATATAGGCTCGTTGCAGTTTTACGGTCACGACTCTGGTTCAACAGACACTGAATTTAGTTCTATTATAGGCTTTATGTCTGATGTAACTGACGGTACTGAAGATGGCGGTATTTCATTTAATATTCGTAGAAACGGGGCAAGCACAAGAGTAGCTAGATTTGTAGGCAGTTATTTATCGCTAGATAATACTACAGGAATTTCAGCATCTAACGGAATATCTACAACATTTGGAAATATTCAAACATCTTCTGGAGACTTAATTACTTCAACAGGCGATTTAATAGCAACTAACGGTGTAGTCCAAACAGGCGGAGCTAATATTGCAAAATTTGGTTCTGTGACTGATAATTACTCTACAGGAACAGGAAACACAGGAAGCACAAAAATAGTTAATATAGGTACTGGGTATGCATCTAGTACTTCAACAACTGTTAATATTGGCCCAACCTCCTCTAGCAGTAATACCCGTACTATTAATTTAAATGGTGATACAAATGTAGGAAGCTCTCTTGATGTATCATCTAATATCACAGTCACAGGAACTGTAGACGGTAGAGATATAGCTACAGACGGCACTAAACTAGACACTATAGAAACTAATGCAGACGTAACTAACGCAACTAGTGTTACTTCCGCAGGCGCTTTGATGGACAGTGAGCTAACTAGCGAAGCCTCTGTTAAAGCTCTTAACCAAGGTGTTGCTACTTCAGATAGTCCTACATTTGCAGCGTTAACAGTTACTGGGCAGTTGAGTGCATCCGGTATTTCTTACACCAACTTTTCTACGGATGCTAACGGTGCTACAATTACCGGAAACCTTACAATCTCAGGAACTGTAGATGGCAGGGATGTAGCTGCTGATGGTCAAAAGTTAGACACAATAGAACAAGATGCAGACGTTACTGATGCAGCTAATGTAGAAGCTGCAGGTGCAGTAATGATAAACACCACTAACAATTCGCAAACACTATTTGATAATATTAATATTGGAAATATGCCATCAAATGCACGTAATCTTTACGTTAGTGGAACTTTTGGCGTTACGGGAACTTCTAGTTTTAGCAGCAACGCTACTTTTTATGGAAATATAAATGCAGGCAATACTAACTGTGTAATTAATGCTTACGACACAGTGCTTACTCAATTGGGTACAACAGATTTAGATGCTGTATTAACTCTTAGAAATACTGATGGGACTAATGCTGCTGCACCGGCTATGGCTTTTACTAGAGATTCTTCTAGTCCTGCAGATAATGATTTAATTGGTAAAATCATGTTTAAGGGAGACAATGTAGCAGGACATGAAAAAGTTTATGCTGAAATAAGTAGTAGAATTAATGACACCTCGTATGCTACTGAAGATGGAGAGCTTTCACTAAAAATATTATCATCCGGGTCACTTATAGAGTGTGTTGAACTAAAATCTACTAGTGGTGGAAGCAGAACTTTAAACATTTTAAATAGTACAAATTTACATGGTTATGGAAGCATTGTATCTCAATCATCAACTATTGGAACAGGAGGTACTGGTAATGTATTTAGTTCATACGGAAATCTTCAAGCATTATATGGAAGTGTAATTACTCGCCAAGCAAGCATTGCAAGAAACTACGCCACACACACAGACAATTATTCTACAGGTCTTTCTAGCAATTCTGCCCACACAAAAACAGTAAACATTGGTACTGGATATGCAACGACAGGTGCAACTACTAATATAAATATTGGACCTACTTCAGCAACGACAAACAGAACTATTAATTTAAACGGAAACGCAACTTTAGATGGAAATTTAACCCTAGCAGCAAATAAATATATCAATACACCAAATTTAACTGTTTCTAAATCTGGAACTTCTACTGATAATTATTCTACTGGCGTTAATACTAGTAGTAATCAAACTAAAACAGTAAACATTGGTACTGGTTTTACATCTACAACAGGCTCAACTAATATTAATTTAGGGCCAACTGCTACTGCTGCTCCTTGTACTATTAATGCTAATGGCGATGTAGTTGCAGACACTTTACAAACTAATCTTCTTAAAAGTTCACAATTTTCTACTACCTCATTTTTAGATTTTAATAATTCAAGTTATCAAGGTGGAGCAGCCACGGTTTTATCTTCTCAAGCGGGGCTATCGTTGTTATTTGATGCAGATAATAATGATACTACTGGCTTTGAAATTCACGGAGACGGCTCAGGTACTCCGCTGTTTACAGTAGATTCTAACGGTAATACAGCAACCACTGGAACTTTAGCTACAGGAGGCTTTACGCTTCCCGCTACTGATGGTGCAAATGGTCAAATTTTAACAACTAATGGAAGTGGTGCAGTTTCTTGGGCCGATGGTCCTACTAACACGGCAAGTTTATCAGGGGCGGCATTTACTGGTGATGTTACTGTAGATACAAATGCAGTAGTTTTATCGGACCTAGATAATGTTGGTGGTAAGGGCCGTGTTGGTATTGGCGTAGCCAATCCTGCTTCAACACTTGATATGTATGCAGAAAACGGCCCGTCAATAGCTTTTGCAAGTTTAGTAGGAAAAACAAACCGAATTACATTTAGCGAGTTAACCAATAATGTTACTCCAGTAAAAATAGAAGCGGTTACTAATGACCAATATTATGGTTCAAATCAAACTGGAGGTGCTTTAAGATTAGTAGCACAAAAGGATGATGGACCTAGTTCTACTGTAGAGAATTTTTTCGAGTTAAGACCCGAATATACTTTTTCAACTAAAACTATTTGCTCACTAGGTCACACTCAATATGGTATAAACGTAGCTAGTATAGTGGGTGACGAAAAAGGTTATTTTTTTGCGTCATCTCAAAGTGATGGAAAAGCAGGTTTAGCTGTTTCTTTAGACGTTGTAACTGCATTGAACGGTACTGAATACAAGGACGGAACATTAGTAAGTGCGATAACTTCAAACGGAAGTGTAGCAACTATGAAAGGAAGTATAAGAGCAGACGGTGAAGGTAGTGTTGCTCTATATAATGAAGTAACTAATAGAGGTATTAAATTTACGGGTACTAGATTTGAGCCTTGTACAATAGGAACTGTTAGTAACGGTGGGTCTGGTACTATAAATAGACCTTTGGGTGGAACTTTTAGTTCGTATATAAGTTTGGGTGCGGCTGGAAATAGATTTAATTATCTTTATTTAGTAAATAATGTTAATGTCTCATCAGACCGACGTCTAAAGGAAAATATTGCAGATGCAGATGATGCAGGTAGTACAATAGATGCTATACAGGTTAGGAAGTTTGACTGGATTGAAGATGGTAGACATCAAAGCTACGGTATGATTGCTCAGGAATTAGCAGAGGTATACCCTGAAGCGGTAAGCGTTCCTGAGAATGAAGAGGATACACTAGGTATTGCTACTGGAGACTTAATACCTATGTTAATTAAAGAAGTACAATCGCTACGTAGTCGTGTAGCAGAACTGGAGAACAAATAACATGAACTTTGAAGTTCTAAACCTAATAAGAAAACCGAGCGACAGTGCTGTAATTGCAGTAGACTGGAGAGTTTATAAATCAGCGGGCGAACACGAAGCAGAGTATATAGCTACTTCAAATTTTAATCCTGACCCTCTTGATGAAAACTTTATCGCTTACGAGAGCCTTACAGAAGAGACTGTAATTGAGTGGGTAAAGAAAACTTTTGATTTAAAAAGTCTTGAAGCTTTGTTAGACTCAGACTTAGAAGCTTTAGCGG